ATAAGCATGAATCAGCCGTAAAGGAAGCAGAGACAGATGCAAGGAAAAGGGCTTTTATGCAGTTTGGAGATCAGTTTGGTTTGTCTTTATATGACAAGCACCAAGCATGGGCCAAGCAAGAACAACGAACACAAAACAAGCCGATTGAGAGAACAGATGACGATAAATTTATTAGAGAATGTGAGGCATTTATTAAAAAAACATCTGATCCAGACAAGTTAAAAGTTTTAAAAACTAATATCTCAAAACGCTATAAAGACGAAAAAATCACAGAGAAAGACCGAGACAATTTACTTTCTTTAATCCTTCAAAAAGATGACTAATGAACTATTTAAGACCAAAAGACCTTGCTAACCGTTACGGAATTTCGCTATTTACGTTGCAACAATGGAGAAAAAAAACAAGAAAAGGAGAGGCAACTGGGCCTCCATTTGAGGACATAGGCTTAACACCGTTAAAACCTTATGCTCCTCGGATTCGTTATCGACTCGTTGATGTCATCGAGTGGGAAGCGAAAAACAACATAACTCCAAATTCTACGGACTAACCCAACAACCCCATTAATTAATTTCATGGACTCAGCATTTACAGCAAAATTCCGTCTTATTCCAAATAAGAAAAAGAAAAGCGGCAATGATTGTGATCGTTATTTGATTACAGATTTTAAACCAGAAGAAGCAAGAAAAGCAGCTAAATGGTTAGTAGATCAAGCTGATGCTTGTGAAATGCCAGGCGGTTCCACAATTAGAATATATAGCTCTAGAACTGATTATGAAGAAGTTCCAGGGTTTACAATGTTTGGCAGCCAGTGGTCAGTTAACCCTGATGACCAATCAGAATGGACTGATGGCCGAGGCACAATTGCACCAAGAGCCTAAACTTATATACCCCTTTTAACTAAGGGGTTTTTTCTTATGAATTTTTTAGACTGGTTAGGATCTTTTTTTGTTTATAAAAGTCCAAAAGAAGGAGAAGGCTTTAAAAGATTTTTATTAACCTTGTCAGCTAAAAAAT